ACTGACCATCCTACTTTAACAGCAGGTGATCAATCAAATGAGCCTAGCACTGCTGCTGATCTAAATGAAACTTCTCTTGAAAATGCAATGATAGACATCTCAGCATTTAAAGACGAAAGAGGTTTAAAAGTGAATGTTCAAGCTAGAAAGCTTATTGTTCCACCACAATTACAATTTGTGGCTGATAGACTTTTAAATACTCCTAATAGAACAGCAACATCTGATAACGATATCAATGCTTTAAGAAATATGGGTATGCTTCCAGAAGGATACACTGTAAATCATTTCTTAACAGACACTGATGCATTCTTTATCAAAACTGATTCCCCTAACGGAATGAAACACTTTGTAAGAAGTGGAATCAAAACCGGTATGGAAGGTGATTTCGAAACAGGAAACGTAAGATACAAAGCTAGAGAAAGATATTCTTTTGGCTTTAGTGACTGGCGTGGAATGTATGGTTCACCCGGAGCTTAAGTTTTGTAAGTCTAATTAAGGGAGCTTCGGCTCCCTTTCTTTTTTAGAACATATAACATACAATAAATTAAACCGAGATTAATTGTTGTTTCAACTGGCTCGGCAGACTATCTCCATAGATGAAACAACGTATTTAGTTAAAGGAGTTAAAATGGCTAAATCAACATTCTCAGGTCCTGTTAGATCTATTTCTGGGTTTATTACCGCAGGTAATACTTCAGTAGTAAGTTTGACAGCAGACACAACATTAACCGTAGACAGTCATGCAGGACGCATACTTACATGTAACGATGCTGACGGTAAATTTACTTTACCTTCTATTGTTACTACTGCACCTAGTGACCCTACAGACCCTAATTCATTAAATAACTTAGGTGCTTCATTTACTTTTGTAATTGAAACAGCAGCTACAGACTTAGATATTAAGACTGACGGCACAGATAAGTTCGTTGGTGGACTATATATGGGTAAAAGCGATGCAGCAGGTAAAACTTTTATATCTGGTGCAAGTAATGATGTTATAACTTTAAATGGTTCAACTAAAGGCGGAATAGCTGGAACGATCATTAGAGTTACAGCGATAGCTTCAGCTAAGTATGCAGTAGAGGGTATTAACCTTGCTTCAGGAACTGTAGTAACACCATTCGCTGACGCTTAATTATAGGAGCTTAATATGGCAGACGCAGTAACATCAACTACATTAACAGATAACGATAGATTATTTGTGGTTCAACTTACTAATACCTCTGATGGAACAGGGGAGTCTGCTGTTACCAAAGTAGATGTAAGTAGTTTAGCAACTAGAAGTTCAGATGGTGCAGCTTGCACTGGAGTAAGGTTAGCTAAAATTGTTTACTCTACTTTTGGTATGAGTGCAAGATTATTGTGGCATGCAACAACTAATACCGTTTGTTGGGATTTAAATTCTGATAATACACAAGACGAAGATTTTACTGAGTTTGGTGGTATTAGAAATACTGCTGCTGCTTCTGGAAAAACAGGAGACATAAAATTAACCACTACTAGTGCTAGTAGTGGTGATACTTACGTCGCTGTTCTAACTTGTTTCAAAGATTTTGATTAATGGCAACTTCTGGAACAAGAGTATTTGCACTTAATACAGCAGATGTAATTGAAGAGGCATACGAATTAGCAGGATTAGAAGTTCGCACTGGTTACGACGCTAATTCTGCTAGACGTTGTCTTAATATCATGTTTGCTGACTGGTCTAACAGAGGTGTGCAACTTTGGGAAGTAGAACAGGTTACTACGAATCTTGTTAAAGACACAGCAAACTATTCTTTAAATGCATCCGACATAGATATTTTAGATGCTGTAATTAGAAGAACATCTGGAGGAACCACTAATGATTTACAGATGGAAAGAATCGATAGATCAGAATATTTCAACATACCTGTAAAATCATCTACAGGTAGACCTTCGCAATTTTATGTAGAACGAACTTTAACACCATCTATTTATTTATACCCTACACCAGAAAACTCTACTGATCAATTAATTACCTATAGATGGAAAAGAATAGAGGATATAACTGACTCTAAAAATGATCAAGATTTGCCCTCAAGATTTATACCTTGTATGGTAAGCGGTTTAGCATATTATATTTCTGTTAAAAAGAACCCACAAAAATCTATGATGTTAAAACAGATGTATGAGGAAGAATTTAATAGAGCTTATGAATCTGATAGGGATAGGTCTAGTTTAAGATTAGTTCCTTTTAGACAATCAATATGAGCTACGCTAAAGGTAAGTATGCTTATGGAATATGTGATAGATCAGGTTTAAGATATAAGTATAATGATTTAAAAAAGACTTGGGACGGTTTAAAGGTAGGACCTGATCAATATGAACCTAAACACCCACAATTACAACCAAATAGAGTTTTTGTAGATCCTGAGGCTTTATATCAAGCTAGACCAGACATAGATAAAGAAGTAAACGTTGGTATAGTGAGAACAACTAGTAGTAATCCACAATACAATACTACTGACGATTTCATAGGTGGCAGTTTTAATTTACTGTCAGCTTTAGGCGGTGTTGGAGAAATTACTGTATCTGGTGTTTCATCGTCAACACCATCTCCTTCTCCAACACCTTCGCCTACACCCGCACCAACACCATCGCCCTCGATAACAACATACACTGTAACTGTGGCTGCTTATTATGGGGCAAATTATTTTTACATTGATGGAAGCAGAGCTCCTACATTAAACTTCACAGAGGGACAAACTTATAGGTTTGATCAATCAGACAGCACTAATAATAACCACCCTTTGAGGTTCTCAATAACTTCTAATGGAACTCATGCAGGTGGAGTGGAATACACTACAGGGGTAACAACTAACGGAGTTCCGGGTCAATCTGGAGCATACACACAAATAGAGGTTGCTTCTGGAGCACCAACATTATATTATTATTGCACTAACCATTCAGGAATGGGAGGTCAAATTAACACATGAGTTATACATATTCAGAACTTAAAACTGCTGTGCAGGATTATATGCAAAACGATGAAACAGCATTTGTTAATAATTTAAATAATTTTATCGAAAACGCAGAAGATAGAATACTTAAATTAGTAGAAACAGCTAACTTTAGAAAAAACGTAGAAGGTCAACTTAGTGCTAATTCACCTTATTTAACTACACCTGATGATTTTTTAGCCCCTTATTCTTTAGCTGTGAAAAATTCTAGCGGTAATTTTAGTTACTTAAAATATAAACACGTTACTTTTATAAGAGATTACTGTGCCTCACCCAGCACAACGGGGTCTCCATTATATTATGCACTTTTTGACGATAATACATTTATTATAGCTCCTGTGCCAACATCTGATTTAGACGTAGAACTACATTATTTGTATAAACCTAATTCACTAACACAAGCAGGAGATAATGGAACAACTTGGGTTTCTAAAAATGCTCCAGAAACTATCCTTTATGGAAC